GCAGTACCGACTATATTCGCAACTTCGTCATCTACATATTTTTTAGTTGATACCTGTGTATCAGCTGAAGGTGCCGCTACCGTTGTAGTTGCTCCTGTTAAGTCTACTGTGCCTGTAAACGTTTTAGTGCCTGCTAAACTTTGGTTGCCTGTTGTTCTAATTACTGTATTGTCTACTGCAATAACACCAGTGGTATATGTGACTCCGTCTCCACCGCTTAGTTCTGCATCAACCCTTGTGCCTACTGCACTATTAAAATCTGTTATTTGCGTACTTGGTATTGCAATGTTTACATCTGCCGCCGCTGTTAATCTGCCTTGTGCATCTACTGTAAATGTAGGTATTGCTGTTACGCTACCATAACTTGCACCTGTAACTGCTGTATTATCTAATACAAATTCACCGTTAGTAACTGTTAATGCTGTTCCGGCTGTTAAATGTGCTCTTACTTCTGTTGCACTTGGGCCAGTGTATGTATACACGCCATTTGCATAACTAAATGATCCGTCACCACCTGCGTCGGTAGCACTAAACAATGCTTCTGCGGCTGTTTCAAAATTGTTTACTTGTGATGCTGTAATTACTATTGGAGTAGTTGCACCATTTGTTATTCTGCCTTGTTGATCAACTGTAAATGTTCCTGTTGATCCTGCTGTTCCATAAGTTGCTGGAGTAACTGCTGTATCATCTAAACTAATAGTTGGCGTTACATTTTCGCCTGTAACTATATCAGATGTTAAACCAGTGCCGCCTGTAATTGTTGCAACATAGTTTCCAGCTGTATCTGTACCTAATGCAATTGAATTTGGTTGAATGGTTACACTCATGCTTGGTGCTGAACTTGTAGCATTAAGTCCTAGTGCAATACTACCTGCAACATCACCTGTAAGTGATAATGTTCTGTCATTTGTAAGTTTGTCGGCTGTGGTTGCTGTACCGGCAACATCACCTGTTAAGTTTCCAACAAATGCTGTTGAAGTGAAACTTGTAAAGCCGGTGCCTACACCGCCTGTAATAGTCGCTGTGCCGTCTGTAAATGTAGCACCAGTAATTGTAGCACTTGCTGTAACATCACCTGTTACACCTAATGTAGTTACTGAGCCGTCATCATTTTTAACTAGTAGGGTATTAGTTGTTCCAGTATATTCAAGTCTTACATTAGCGTCTGCTACGTTAGTACGCATGTCTAAGTATGCTGTGCCTGTGTCAGCGTCAGCGTTAATTACATAGCCGCTTGCATTGTTAAGTGTTACTGTGTCCGAAAGAAAAGTAGTGTCTCCAGTAACTTGTAGTGAACCCGTTACTACTGCGTTACCTGTAACTGTTAAAATCTCGTCTACAGATAAACTACCTTTTACTTTAAGATCCGTTTCTGGGTTAAAATTCGATTGTTTTGTCATTAGTTTCTAAATCCTACAAATTTATTTATTGCTTTAGTTGTATTTATCTTTCTTGTAGGTTTTTATCCAAGTCAAAAAAAAGCACACCGAGCGGTGTGCTTTTTAGTTTGGTTATTACCCTTAAGATTAAATCTTACTGGAATGCAACGTTTGACAATGTTATTGCGTCAACGTAGTCTGCCGCGTTACCCAAAGATGAAGCAGTATTAGTTAATTCAATGTAACCGTATCTGGTCATGAAAGAAACTACTGGTTCAAATGTGCTAGGATCCATTACAGGTCCTGTGCTCATTAATGGGATGTAAGGACAATAGAACGCAGGTGCGTCAGTTTCGCTTGAACCTTTGTATCCAACAAGTACTTTAGTTCCATCAGCCGCATAACTATCAACAAAAACTTTGATAGAGCCGTTTAGGACTCCAGCTAGTTTAGTGTTAGTAGGTGCTTCAAATGAACCTTCAGTTGTTCTTGCGAATGTTGAAGTGGATGCTGACTGTAATACTGTCAACGCTTCTGGACTAACTACGATGTAGTTACCAGCGCCACGTCTTGTTCTAGCCGCGATTCTGTTCGCCGCTCTATTGATCTCGATAGCCAATACTGCATGTCTGTCACCGACGTAAGTCTGTGTGCCAGTTACTGTAGCAAAGTCTAAGGTAGTACCAGCGCCTGCTAGAGATCTTAGTGAACCAATGATTTCTTGGTCAATTTCTACTACGATTTCTTGTGCAAGTGCTTGCATAATTTCAGCTTCAACATCAAGACCATGCATTGATTCAGCATCTTGTGCCGCTTCAAATGTCCATCTTGCTGATAGACGTCTTGTTTTTGCTTCAACTGTTTGTTTTAAGATTTGGATGCTTAATTTCTTACCTGGTGTTCCTTCACTACTTGCAGTAGCGTCTGGATTACCTGAGTAAGCGTTAGCAATCTTAAATGGGCTAAGGGCCTCATCACCTGGGTTCACGCCAGTTGCCGCTTCGGCATAACGTGTTCTAAGTGTGTGGATTTGCCCAACTGGGCCTGTCATGGGCTGTACACCCACGAGTTCGTTAGCTATAACAGAAGGCATAACCCTTCTAATTAGAGGTAACATTACTTTGTTTAATGTAGCAACGTTGCCAGCCTGTGTAGCACCACTTGATGCTGATTCCTGAATGTACCTTTTAGTGTTCTCCAGGACTACATCCAAAGTGCTCTTTCTAGAACCGTTAAGTCCTTCTAAAAGTGCGTCTTTAGTCGCTGACCAATTGCTCTCAAATAATTCTGCCATTTCTTTATCTCCTAATTTGAAAGTCCGGCTAATTTACGGATTTGGTTAATTTCAACCACGTCCTGTTCATCTTCGACTGAAGGCTGAACGTTTTTATTACCAGTGTGTTCTGAAACCACTGATTCATTCAATGCTTTTCTACTCTTTACTGCTGGGACTTCGCCATCTAAAACAGATGGGAGATACTTATTGAATTGCTTCTCTAAGTTCTCGGTCTTTACACTTTCAAGTAAATCTACCATTAATTCTTTTTTGCTCTTGCTAAGTGGTTTAAGTAGCTCACTTAATGTATCTTTACGATGCATTAAATCGTTTGCTACGTTCAACTTAGATTCAACTATTAATTTTGCTTCTGCATTAGCCTCTGCTTCAGCTTTAGTTTCTTCTAATGTTTTCTTAACATTTGCGATTTCTTTTTGTAAATCTCTTACAGCTGAAGTTTCATTCAAGTAACTTGAACGATATTCATTTGCAAATGATTCAAATATTCTACGACCGAAATCGTTTTCTCTTGCGGCTGTGATGTCGTCTTTAAAACTATTAACGTTCTCTTTTAGAATAGCGTTTACTGTTTTTTCAACTGTATCAGCGGCACGTTTAATGAAATCTGCTTTTGATTCAGCAAGTTGTTTTTTGCCTTCTCTTACCATTTTCACTTTCTGTTCAACTAAGTCCTGTTTGTCTGAATGGAATTCTTTAAGTTCTCCAGCCAACTGTTCAACAACAAAATCGTCGAGTTTAGTTACATGTTCTGCAACGTTAGAGCGTTCAGCTCTTAACTCTTTAATCTCTTTTACTAATTGTTCAGTAACAAACTTGGTTAGCTTTGTGCTATGTTCACTGATAGCCTTTTTATAAGCAACTCTTTCTCCAGCAACGGCTTTTTTATCTTCAGCAATTTCGGCAATCTCTGCTTCAATACGCTGATGAATAAAACCGTCAACTGCTTCAACAATAAGACCTTTGTCATGCTCATATCTTTGAGCAAACTCTTCTCTTAATTCTGCTGTAAGTTGTTCTTTGGCTTCGGCAAGACGACTTTCCCAGGCCTCAACGATACTTATACGAACTTCTTCGTTAATATCACTAGACTCGATCAGGTCTTCAAAATTTACTGCCATAGTAGTCTCCTACCTCAATTTTAACTCGTTAATAAAATTAACGATCTGTTTAGTTAGGTGCTTTTTAGCACCAGTGTTTCCGTGTGTATAGTCTTTAGCGATTTCATGTAACATGCTACCGCCTTCCATATTAAACAAAGACTCATAAATGGTCTTTGGGTAAGCATCGGGCGCCGATGGTTGAGCAACAATATCAATAGTAATGATATCAAAATCAGACACACGACCTGATTCATTAACATTACCACTTCCTCTACTACTTACTCCTAACTTTGCGCCAGCTTTTAATAAAGCTCTTGCAATATTTCCCATCGGTGTATCGATAATTTTCAATTTTCCTGATCCATCAGCGCCATCGCAATGCATTTCTGTAATGATATGACTAACTCTGTCCAGGTTAATTTGTAACTCTTCAGGGTGATCTAATTCACCCATCACAGTCTCTCCACCTCGCAATCTTTCTGTAACGTTCTCAACAGCACGTTGTATCTCGTCTTTAGGATATACTCTTCCATTTTGATTTTTAACATCGCCTTGAATGAATAACCCAGACATAAATAAATCCTTTCCATCGTTAGCCTCAAGTAATTGAATCTTACTTTGTTCGGGACTGATGTATTCGTATAACTTACGCACTATTTAATATACCTTAACGTTAATTAAACCTTTTGGGGTTCAACTTTTATATTATCACTTGGTGTATTGTCTTTGGCTGAGTCGCCTTTTTTGCCTTCTCCACCGTCGTTAATTTTAACAGGGTCACCTGCTCCAGTAACAATAGTTTCTTTTGGCTTTTTAGTTAAAGGTGATTCACCTTCTGCATCGCCTGCACCACCTTTTGGTGCCGCTACGTTATCGGACAATTTAGTAGCTTCTTCAACTACTTCTTCGTCGTCTTCTGCAACTTCCTCATCCAAATCATATTCAATTGACTCTTCTTCTGGTTCTTCTATGTCCGTAACCACGTCCACGTCTACTGGGAATTCTTCTTCCCCTTCACCATCTTCTTCGCCTGAAAGTAATTTTTCAAATTCAGCTCTTAAATCTTCTAGTTCGTCTTCTAAACTGTCGACTTTATCTTCTAGGTCTTCTTCGTCGGCTTCTTCTTCGCCGCCAAATGCACCAATTTCATCTGCATCGATATCAGCGTCTGCATCTTCTACATCGCTAACAAACTCTGCTTCTGGGTCGCTATCATCAATAGCTTCTTCTACTGCTTCTTCCTCAGTTTCTTCTGATTCTTCAACAGCTTCTTCTTCAGTCTCTTCAGTTTCGACTACTTCATCATCTTCATCTAATAAACGCTCGTACTCTGTCCGAGCAGTTTCAACGACATATTCGTGAAGTAGCTCTTCGGCACGCTCGTTATCTTCTGCAAGTAGTAATTCGAGAACTTGTTCTAATTTATTGCGTTCTGACATTATTGAGCTCCTATAATTATAAGACTAAGATGAATTTTTCTAGTGCTGAACACAGCAAAAGTTGTATTTACATCTTAATATGTGTAATATTTATACGGTGGTGGGGATTTTGAATAGTTATAGGCAAAAACAAGCCCATTTTGACATGAAATGTGTGAAATGTTCTATATGTACAGAATATTTATACAGTATGGCAATTAAGAAAACTACGTTGTTAAATACGGCGTTGTTAAATACGGCTTTAAGGTTTCAGTGTAAGCTTCATGAGCTTCTAAAGGCAAATGGTGGTCATACTCAGTT